GCTGATCTTGCCTTTAAGGGCTGCCACGATTTGAGTCTGCTCTGCATCGAATAAAGTTCCAGCCTTTTGAAGCGCTGTCTGTTCTTTAATGGCCTTAGTGTTCTTTGCTAGAAGTGCAGACTGTTCTTTGCTGCGCTTTAGAGCCGCCTTCTCTGCCGCTGCTTTCTTAAGTTCTGCTGCAACTGCTGGAGTGATCCCAGATACGCCTTTGCCTCTGTTGGCTTCTGCCTGACCAATAGCAGCAAACTGGCCTAAATTGCCTGTAAGTAAAGCCTTGGCTTGAGCGACACCTACTCCAAAGCGACGAATAAAGGTTTCAAGTCCTGTAGAAGCCTTATCGATTAAGTTAATTATATTAGTTAGTCCACCTTGGCCGCCACCGCCAAGGACTGAAAGCGCATCAACCAACCCGCGACCGATCGCTTCTTGAGCATTCCTTGCAGCAACAGTTAATTTATCTAGTGAACCTGAATAAGTATCGGCTGAAAGTTGAGCCTGTCCACCGAATAGATCATTGATGCGTGTCTGGACTTCCTCAAAGGACATAGCCTTTAGTTGTGCCTGGGTTAATCCAATGCCGTATTTAGCAAGGGCGCGAGTTTGTCCTACATAACCCTTACTCAAGTCTCCGGCAACCGAAACGACGTCAGCGCCACTAGCTGCGGAAAGGTCAAGCGCGGTGCGCAATAATGACTGAGACTTAGCAACATCTCCAGTTGTGGTTAATAAACGCTGGAATGCTGGGCGAAGTTGGTCATCGAGTACACCATAAGTCTGTTCTAGATCAGCAATAAAGTTTTTAACTTGTGGATCAGAAAAGGCAAGACCGAGGTTGTTTAGGGATCGGCTTAATACTCTGGCAGCTTTATCATCTGCTGCAAAGGCTTTAACTGCATTGAAAGAACTGCGAGCAAGTCTTTGAGCTGTAAATAATCCTAGATAAGATTTAGCAAGGTTCTTGACTTGGCCTTGTAGACCAATAGTTGATTTAGCGGCATCTGCAAAGGCCTTCTTGCCTGAAAATACCGAGGCTATATCTATCTTTAGATCAGCCATTATTTGCCATCCGTTCTAGCCTTGAACTCAATAGCAGAATTGCCAATGGCTTTAACTATTGCGGCAGTAACTCTGCCTTGATCTTCTGCAAAGGCTCTAAAGATCACGCGCCCAGTCATCTTGCGCGTTGCTCTGCCAGCCTGACCTTGTTGGCGCGGGCGAGCGTTAACTAGGCTGCCAAGAGAATTAGCACGATCGATAAACTGCTTGCCAGCATTAGGGTTAAGGGATTTATTAACTTTATTTGAAGTATCTATGTAATCACTATACGTTCCACGCGTAGACTCTTGAGAAGGTTGACCATTGGGGTTCTTGCGGCCTGCTGTCTCGTAAATTGCGCCGCCGGCAGAACTGTTGATAATACGAGCCAAGGAAACGAAGCCACGCTTATTTGGCTTGGATGGAGTAGTCGAGTACTTAACCCCGCGCTTAGCTTCTGTCTGATCGTATTTAGGAAAGTGCCGATAGTTAGTTGTGTTGCTCGATGAAGTTGCAGAAGTCCAGCCAGATAACATTGAACCTGCTGATGGCATATAACCGCGAGCCTTGTTAGTAATTGGCTTTAGTGCAGCAGCCATCTCTTTAGTAGTCATCTTTGCTAGATCAGGTTCAAATTGTTTAAGAGCCTTGCGAAGTTTATCTGCGCCTTTTAGTTCTACTGGCATCTTCACGCTCCTTCGCTCTGTCCTTCAGGGCTTGAAGTAAAGTCCTGAACATTGTGTGATCTAAATCGATTAAAGTTTGGGGCGAGAGTCCTGTCTCAAGCGATAGTCTCGCTACGAGATAGGTGAAGGACTCTCGCGTTACTCCAAAGGGTCATCGTCAAGGACCTCGACTCGCGTCAATGTCTCAAGGAATGACTCTCCGAAGGGTTTAACGGTTTCACCCGACCGACGAATTGCTTCCCAGCAGAGCCAATATATATCGGTCTGCTTTTCATCATCTCTAAAGGCTTTGTGGAAGCCCTTCTTAGCATATTGCTCGAAGGCGTACTCGATCGCCGGAGTGATCTGGTACTCGTTAACGCTTCCGTCTGCCCTTGTTACCTTTAGTTTTGCCATTGTTTGCCCCTTAGTTAGTTATTAAGAAGTGGTGATTACTACTGTGCCATTGACTGTCCAGGTTACTGACTGTGTGCCAAGGTCTCCAACAGCGCCGTTAATGTCGGTTGTGTTGTTGACTAGGCAAGTCATTGTGTAAAGAGGGTTGGTCGCTGATGTAGCTGCTGAAGTCTGCTTTAGAGTTACTGTTACTGAAGTTCCCCAGGCAGCTTGAAGTGTCGCTAGGACATTTGCAGAAGCTGTATCGTTTAGGAAGTCAAGAGTTACAGATGATGCTTCCAAGCCCTTAACGAACTTGTGGCCGCTATCGCCCATTGCTGTAACTTCAAGTTCATCGAAGGTTCTGTTTAATGTAACTGAAGTAACGTGGTTAGAGAGGTCAACCGAGTTAACAGTAACCACTACTCCGTTATTTAGAAATACTGCCATTTTGGTTATTCCTCATCTTTCTTAGTTGCTGGTTTAGGTGCTGGTGCTACAGGAGTCTGACCGATCTTGATCAGGAACTCTGCTTGTTCTTTTTCCCATTCAGTCATGGTTAACTCCAACTCGTTAGAACTGAGACTTGCAGGGAGCAAGTCAGTAGATCGCCTGTTGCGGCAGAGAGAACGCTAGGTGCGCTCACATCTCCCACATTATAGACGATAGAGGATGCTGCCAGTTTGTTAAACACAGCTACTAGCATCTCCTCAACTCCATTTAGGTTGCCCTCATTGTCTAGCAAAGGCACGAATATATTTATATTAAAATTAGCCAGGGGCGCAATTGTGTTATAGCCATTGTTGTTAGGCGTTACATAAGGATCAGCCGGTGAAATAACCACGCTGTTGACGATAGGCGTAGCTGGTGGAAAAGAGAATACTGAGTACTTAGTGTTATCGACTAGAGCTGCTGCAATAGTGGCGCGAAGGGTTGAGATCGCTGCTGTCATGGTTAGCCAACCATCGAGCGCGGATCAAGGTAAGGCGCAAGCAAGCCGCGAACGCGAGCAAGCAAAGTGTTTGACATGGTGAAGGGCGACGGGGCAAAGCCATCAACTGTCATGCCCTGACCGCTTGGCGCTTGACGCGCTTGCCATATAGCAATGGAAAGCATTAAAGAGGCTTCTTGAATTGCTGGAATTGTTGAATAGTCTATGTAGGTCTCAGCTGCGGCTGTGCCAAATGGCGCAACTGTATGCTTGGGATTATCAGAAGTGTGAGTAGTAGTAACGCTAAAGTCTTTAATGTTAACGGCTGTAATTGTCTTAGTGCCATTGTATTTTGTACCGGCATTGCTAATAGTTACTGACTGCCCGATATAAAACACTTCTCTAATATCCTCAGCAAAGTAAAGAGTTCCGACTGTGCCAACATTTCCATGAGCAATAATTGGCTGTTCGTTTTTCCATAGGAAAGGGATCAACACATTGTCGGCAGCATCGCAAACCTCTTGCAAGGTCGCGTCAGCATACAGAGTACCCACACCGAGAGCGGAGCGGAGTTCTGCAACTGTTGTGTACGACATTTGATCCTCTTCCTAAAGACTGGCTGGGTAGAAGGGCACTACCCAGCCAGCGACTTAAATAGGCTTACGCCTTGTTGATCTTAAACGCGCCAGCGCCGATCTTGGTTGCAATAGCACCATAACCGTACATAGCGATGTTAACTTGACCAGTCGCAACTACATCAACACGAAGTTGGTAAGTTGGAGACTCGTACCAGGTGTAAGAATCTGGGTTAACGATAAGCATTGATCCATCTGTATCTGTTGTAGATGCTGTGTTAGCAGTTACATAGAGATCAAGACCAGCAACGTTTCCGCGTACTGAAGTTGGAGCAACTACTCCGCCTGCGTTCTGTGGAACTTGAGCGTTGTAAATTGGGCGGCCGTTATCCGCAAGTGTCATGATATTTGACCATTGTGAGGTGTTGGCGATGATGTTGCGAGCAAAGCCCTGTGTGCCGTTGTAAACAGAAGCAGCACCGCGAGCGACGAAGCCAAGAAGTTCCGCTGCTGTTGGGTAAGTTGCTACTGTTGTTGCATCAAGTGATGCACCAGTGATGATCGCAGCGTTAACTGCTGTGTCTGTAACCTTTGCGTACTGAGCAGCAAGGTTGTTCATTAACTCAGTTACGAAAATTGGGTTTGAGCGATCTAGCAACTCAACTGAGAATGTCTGTTGTCCGGCATACTTCTTAACATCTACTGTTACGAATGCTGCGTTCTGATCGACATCTTCAATTGTTCCGCCTTCTGCTTCAACTGTAACGCCAGGCATTACTGTGATTTTTGGAAGTTGGAATTGCATTCCCGCATCTGGCAAAGCGCCGCGTGAGATAGCATCGATGTTGCTGCGTGTTGAGTTAGCAAGGCCGTTGATAACTGTTGAGAGTTGACGAGTTGGCACGAGACCAGCGTTGTCTGTTGTATCTGCGGCTGCTGCTAGGTACTGACGAGCATCTTCTGATCCCATTGCTGCTTGGATAGACATCTCAAGATGCTTCGTTGCAGAGAAATCAAGGCGAGGCTTTGAGTAAGCCATTGCTGAAATAGTAGGGCGAGCAGCTTCTACAGCCGCAGCTTCTACCGGTGTTGCTTCGACTGGAGTGGTTTCTTCCACGACTGTCTCGCTTTCTGTGTTGGTTTTAGTTTCTTCAACAGGGATAATTTCCTCTGCTGCGATCTCAAGTATTTGAGCAGACTTAAAGGCTGGCTCAGTTACTAGAGAAACTTCTTTTAATTTAGCCGCTGAAACGACTGTGTGGCCATCGCGTGATGGCTTGGATGCGATGATCTCTGCGCCGATAGACAGTCCAGTTACGAGGCCTTCTTGAGCCATAACTAGAGCATCGTTACCGCTAGTTGAGCGGCTTAGCTTGAAGGTTGCGTAGATACCGTCTGCGCGTGTCTCTGCTGCGATCATTCTGCCAATAGGCTTCTTCATATCGTGCTGGGATAGCAATTTGATCTTGCTTACATCGCCAACTTCAATAGACCCAGCCTCGAAGGTATAAGCGCCGAGATTAGTGTTACCGACCTCGCCTGTACCAAGTGGAACGATCTTGCCAGAGATTTCGCGGCGATCTTCGTTGCATTCAATAGATGATGCTTCGATGTATAGAGTTTCCATTAGCTACCATTTCCGTTAGGAGTTAAATCTTCCATTTCCATCGCTTGCTCAGTCGTGATTAGACCAAGAGCAAGCATCTTTTCAAGAACCAGTAAGCGTTCCATTGGCTCAGTACGAAGGAAAGTATCGTCTAAGCAGAACTTTACATAATGACCGGCGGTTGAAATATCATCCATAGATAGTCGAGACTCAATGGCTGAAACGTAAGGTTGTAACGTAAAGGCAACCATCTGTTTGCGTTCATCCTGGACATTGGCGTAAGTCATGGTTGTGTTCTGTGAAGCAGAGACATAATAAGGATCTACAGAGCAAAGTCTTGCGCATTCAGTAGCAAGGTTCTGGATCGCATCGTTATAGCCCATATCTTTAGGGCTAAAGCCAATAGTCTGATAATCAATAGTAGAAGTTAGGTAAGCAGTACCGTTATTTTGACGAGCGCGCTTCCAGGCTTGTAGAAGGCCAGAGACTTCGCTAGGTGGAAGGTCTGCACCTGAGTTCTTAAGGAAGCCTGTTGCCGATGGAGTTGCAAGAGCGACACTAGCTGCGCGTTGTGCATCAAGAGCGGCTTTAATTGTTAGCGCTCCAACATTAAGAATGCCCTCATCCTTTTGGAAAGTAATTAACGATCCAATACCAGACATAGGAACTGGCTTGCCATCGATGTTGTACTGAGTAATAAAGTTAGTTGCTGGATCAGTTAAGAAGCCAACGCGAGTGTTAGCGATCCAGTTAGCGCGAGCCATTCTGCCATCCTCGGCATATACCTCGGTGATCTGCCAGAAGGCTTGACCGTACATGAGGAGGCTGTCTAACGTGAAATATAGTGTTTCAAATAGCGGCTGATGTTTAGAAGGTTGCTCAACCCATCGAGGTGCGGCGATCATTTCGCCGGTGGACTTCTTGTAATACTCCAAAGGAATACTAGCGATCGTTCCAGAGATGAGATCGCGGCAGCGTTTGATCGCGGGCACAGAAAGAGCCATCTGGCGAGTAACGATCGCTGGAATATAATTGTTGTAGCTGTAGAAACTGTCCGACATAATCTGCGGCGCTTCTTGAGCCTCTAATACTTTTGGCTTGCGATCAAAGATACCCATAGGGTGCAATTATACACTACATATAGTTTATTCTGAGTAGATAGCCGCTACCTGTTGTGGTTTCATCAACATTGAGACAACCATTGCAAGCGAGATAGGTGCAGAGATATCACCGGCGGACTTTCGCTTAACTATCCGCCAAGCGGCATCGTTTACCTTAGCTGCGCAGTTATTCATCTGCTGGATTAAGTCGGCTTGGCCATTGTGTACTACACGATGATTAACCAGGCCATCGAGCAAGTCTCCGCAAGCCTGATAGAACTGCTGCCCAGATACATCTTGGATCATGCAGCCAGCATTTGATAATCTTTCAGCGATCGAGGCTGTTGCGTATTTGTCGTAGCAGATTTGACGCGGGCGATA